ACCTCCTCTGTAACTTTAGTTTTTCCGACGCATATTGCTCGTTGGAAAGACCAAGTCGTTTTGCGATAGCCGCTTCTGAACTTGACAACTTAACTACGTTGCGTCCTGTGCCTCTGTTTCGATGTGCGCTTGCAACGGTCTGGACGGGCTGTTGCCTTGCGGTTTCTTCTGTTGAAGAAGAATCTTGTTCAAACTTATGCGGAAGATTTTCACGCATACGTTTATCAATCTCAGTATAGTAATAATCTGTGCGAGGATCAACCCCTTGATTGACTAAATCTTCGTGTATCGCATATGCCACATTGGTCATGACTTTGTCCCTGCCAAACCAATCATTTTCTGTAGCCCATGCCTCTGCTTTTGGATCTTTAACAGGTTCCTGTTTAGGAGCTTGAGGTATTTCTACTTCCTTTTCCTGTTTAGGAGCGTTTGCTTTAGCCTCCTCCTGTGCTTTAATCTGCTCGTAGCGAGTCTGCTCTGCTCCTAGTTTTCCTATTTCTAGTTGTGCAGATGCCATGGCTTCTGTGTCTTGATCTTCTACTGCCTTTTTAAGTTTTGCTTTCGCAGCTTCCATGGAGTTTGTCAATCGACCACCCATCTCGCTTACATAACCAGTGTTAATCTTGCCTAATTCTTCTTGAATTTTATCCCTATCCGCTTTAATGGCTTGAGCGACTTTTATCGCTTCCTCTTCTCGTCTTCTAGACTCGCCAAGTTGATAAGCATATTCATCAAATCTTTTTTGAACAGACTTACTATATTTTTGTTTTGAATCCTCTTTAGGCTCCTCTTCTTCTTGCTTTGGTTGTTCTTTTGCTTCGGGAGCTTCTTCTTCAACAACCTCTGCTTCAAAAGTTTTTTTATTTTCAGGAACCTCTATTTCATTTTCTTCTTCTGCAGGATTAACTTCTTCGTTTTCAATCTCTACGGAATATTGTTCTTTTTTATTTTCTTTTTCAGCCTGTAGTTCGGCTACTTGTTTTTCTACTTCGTTCATGCGTATACTCCTAAAATATCTTCAGGGCTTTCAACTGTCCCTAAAATTTCATCATCATTTAAAATTCTAAGTTCGCCTCCCTCGATTTTAATTCGAGATCCAGCATATCTTGCAATGATTACCCAATCACCTTTTTTACACCAAGGTCCGTGTGGAAATTTTTCCTCGTCTGCATAAGCGTCGGGTCCGACTTCTAGAACTAAAGCACAAACAGAAGCAATCTGTTGCTCTTCTACTGCTTTATCTGTTAATAAAACTCCACCTTTGGTTTTTCCTACTCCTTTGTATGGAAGAACAGTTAATCTCCATCCTGTTGGTTTAGGAACTTTACTTAGATCAGTTTCTTTTTTCTCAGCGGGTTTTATTCCCACTATCTTTTTTTCTTTGGGCATTATCAGCCCCGTCTGTGACGTCATCGTCTACCTCCCATTTGCGGTACAGATCCCTAACATCTGCATCGAGTTTGCGAAGAGAAGTGAGCTGACCAACTAGGAATTGATAATTCGCCCAGTCCTCTACGTTTCCATCCATAAGTACAGACTTTATATCGTCTTGTCTAGTAGTTATTAGACGTAAAATTGCTGAATAGATATTTACTTCCACTATTTGGTGAGCTTCTTACTTTTTTCCCAAGAGCGGAGCCCGGACATTCCGAGTAATGCTGTGACGAGCGGGAACAAAGTCGACATGTCAAGCTCTGGAAGCGGACTATGTTGAACGCTGAAAGCAGCTAAAATAAAAACGATAAATTGTTTTAATACAAATTCCCACAATATCGCTAAGGCACAAGACATCCCGATGAGGGGCCTCCACGACCGCTGCATCATACCGCCAAAACCTGTAGCTGTAGACTTAGCATCAGCTAAGTTGATGTCCATCTGTTTAGAGTTAATTTCGTTTTCTAGTTCTTTGAGTTTATTTCTTGCGGCGAGTTTCTCTTCTTCTGAGGTGTGGACACTGTCAATAACTTTACCGACAGTGTCTACTAAAGATCCGCCTAATAATTTTGATAACATTAATTAGATAATCTGAGCCGCTACCCAACCGATTACTACACCGATTACGAGCCACTTCTTTTTTGGGTGATCGTTCCAAAGTTTTTTAATCATATCCATTAGAATACTCCTTTGAATTTAGTACCACGAATTGCAGCACCAGTTCCTCTCATACCTTGAGAGTTAGGTCCCTTCTTAGGGGGAACTGTTTGTGTGAGTCTTTTACCCTCAACTGACCCACCGTCCTTAGCTTCTAAAATTGGTCCAAGAGATTCAATCTTCATACCTTCTTTTTTAGGTGTCTTAGGTTTCTTTCCTGGTTTTGAAGGTTTGCTCTTATAAATCTTTTTCATAAACTCTTGATGTTGACCGGCTCTTTCAATTGCCTTCTCCTCGTCTCTTGCAAACTTAGCGTCTAAATCTTTTTGATTTTTCTTTTCTTTTTTAGCTTGCTTCTTAGCTAGTTGCTGAACCGCCATTTAGAATACTCCTTTGAAACCTTTTCCTCTAATAGCTGCTCCTGTGCCTCTAGCCATTCCGCCATCAGCCATCTTCTTTGGCTTCTTCATTTTCTTTGCCATCTTCATTTCAGATTTTGTTGCAGGGCGTAATCCTATTTCTAGAACCATACCACCATCTTTTTTTCCAAATTTTCTTTTAAGTTTTTCTTTAAGTGTTCTTAGAGCTTCTGATGACATACCTTTAGATTTATTTCTTAGTTGTGCTAGCATGGCATCAACTTCTTTTACTTGAATGTCTTCGCCTTTAGCTTTACCTACAGAACCACCATCTTTCATATAGCCCATTTTATTTCTAACTTCTGTTGGAAGTTTTGCTAGACCAGGATTGCTTTCCTTGTCTACTGGTTTTAAGTTTTTTTTCATCAGTGTATCGTCCTATTGTGTTGAGGTATTACCTCGTATTTATAATTTGCCAATAACCTTAGCAAATCTTGAGTATCTTTTAAACCTAATTCTTTGTTCATTGCCCACTGTCCTGCAGCTAAAAAAGCACTAGCAATTGCCAACGCATCAACCTCTTGTGAAACATAAAGAACATGTAAAGCCTTGAATTCATTAGTAAGGGATTCTACAACTTTTTGATCAATCGTTTCCCAAGGGTTAGGTTTTTCTTTTTTTGACATTTTTTTTACCTGCCTTTTGTAGAGCAATAGCAATCGCTTGTTTTTGAGGTTTACCTTCTTTCCTCATCTTAGATATATTAGCACTAATTGTACGATTACTACTACCTTTTTTTAGAGGCATTTAATCTTTCCATTTGAACGGCAGTTCTTTGATTTTGAATGTCGTATTGTTGTTGAATCTTTTGTGCATCAAATGCTTTTTTATAACTCAGTTTTTCTTCCTCTATTTTTCTTCCTGCTAAATCATCTGCAGCATCTAAGTTTAATTTTTGTTGTTCTAAATCTAACTCTCTTGCTTTGATCTCGACCAATGGATCTTGGCCTTGCTGACCAAATCCTAAAGCCTCTTGTTCTTCTGCAACTGCTTCATCTAACTTGGCTGCGATTTTTATTGCCACTTGCTTTTCAATCTGAGCATTAAATTGTTGTTGTAGTTCTGGTGGAATCTGTCCGCCAAACTTCATCGCCTCTTGATTAATTTGTGGTGTCACGTCCATCATCACTTCGTTTCTTGCTTGAGCTGCCATATGTTCGACAACATGAGCCTGTAAGATGGTTGCTACTTGAAGATTATTTCTAACCAAATACGAACTCATAAACGCTCTGTGCGCTTCGATGTGAGCATCGTGATCTTGTTCAGGGAAAACAACTAAGGCCTGCATACGCAGTGCTTGTGCATTTTCCATACCAGGATCTATTGGCATTGGCTTTGCAGGTGGAGGTAGAATAGCTTCTATCTGTTGTACACCTAAAGCCATGTACATTCTTCTGTATGCTTCGTAAAGATTATGAACTTGTGGATTGCTTTGTGCTAATTGTAATTGTGTTTGTGCCAACATAATTCGTTGACTCATAGAGAATATGTTCGGATCCGATACAGGCATCACGTCTACTCTCTCATCAAAGTCTGTGGCTTTAACTGCTCGGTTTCCTCCCGATACGTTGTATGGATATTCGGGTGGAAGAGAGGTAGCAAATAATTTTGCTAGTAATTCAAATTCGTATTTTTGTGCGTTGTGACATCTTTTGTGAATACCACTCATCACTTTTGTTCCCTGTTCGAGTAACGCCATGGTAGTACCAACAGGGTTGGCTTGCGAGCCATCTCCCACTTTCATATCTGCTATCGCAGCGAATCTTCTACCTGCATCGACGACATAACCTAAAAGTTGAAATAAAGTTCCGTCGGGTCCTTTGTAAGGAAGTGGCATTAATGCATTTCTAAGATCACCGCCCGGTGCATCGACATCTCTGAACTCACCGGGTGTTAGAGGTTCTTCATCATCTCTGACTCTGAGTCCTCTTGATTTGAAACCAGCAGGTA